GCGCCGCCCGTCCTCGTCCGTCACCACCGCCGAGAAAAAGAGGCTGCCCTCGTCGACGATGTCCTCGAGCGTGACGAACATCCCGTTGATCAGGCCATGCGCGTTCTGGTTCTTGAGGCAGACGATCTTCTCGTCCGGTCCGGTGGGCAACCACGTGCCCCCGAACCCGGCCGCGGCCCGCATCGCGTTGTTGATCTGCAGCCGCGTGGCGTTCATCCCGCAGATGAGCTGGCCGCCGCGCAGCGCCTGCTCGGGCGTGATGTCGCCCTTGCGCAGCTTGGCGACATGATCGTCATGGGTGCCGAACCCGATGGGCTCGCCCCTGCGTGCCATGGTGGCCAGCCGAATGATCGCGCTCTCGGCCGCTTGGCGGTGGATTTCCGTCAGCATCACGTCGGGCGCATCGCGGGTGAAGGCCCCTTCGCCCCTGATCGGGGGAAGCTGGCCGGGGTCGCCCAGAACGAGGATGGGCTTGCCGAAGCTCATCAGATCGCGCGCCATCTCCTCGCCGACCATCGAGACCTCGTCGAGCACGATCAGCCGGGCGTCGGCCGCGTCGCTTTGCGGGTTCAGGGCAAAGCGCGGGTGCTTCATCGCCGAGAGCGCCTGGCGCATCGCCTCGATCGCAGCCTCGGCCGTGGTGCGGTCGAACCCGCTCAGATGCCGCGCGGCATCTTCGGCCTCGCGAATACGCCGCATGGCCTCGGCGATCACTTCTTCGGTCGCTTCGGTCACCGAGTAGATCAGACTGTGGATCGTGCGCGCCGGCGTCCCCTTGCGCGTCAGCACCAGGGCGGCCTTGCCGGTGAAGGTGGCGGTGACAACGCCCGGCACACAGGGTCCGTCCTTCGCGCTGCGATGGGGCGAGAGGCCGAGTTCGTCGAGCGCGAACTGCAGAACGGTACTCTTGCCCGATCCGGCATAGCCGAACAGGCGAAACACCTGCTGCTCGGCGGTGCGGTTCCTGAGCCAGTCCCTGATCTCGCGGATTGCAGCCGCCTGCGTCTCCGATGGGGTGAATGCGGTCATGTCGATTGTCCTTTCACGCTGTAATCCTTGATCACGCCGCCGCGCGCGGGATCCCCGACCTGGCACTGGCGCACAAAGACACGCCGGCCATCGGCGAGCTGGCGCCAATGGCCGCGCCGGAGATGCCAGCGTGGACTTGCATGCGTGCCTCCAGGTGATGCGCTCACCGCGCGCACCCGCTCCGGATCGATGGTGATCTGATGCCAGGTCCAGCCGCGCACGCCGGCCTTGGCATATTTGCGGCGTTGCGCCGGGTTGATCGTGCGCGATCTGACCTCTGCTGCTTGCGACAGAATGCTCAGAGCGCGCCAGACAATCCCCGTAGCCACCTCACCGTAGATATTGACCTCGGTCTCGCTCAGCTTCGGATTCGGAAAGCCTTCTGCCAGCCCGGGCTCGGCGAACACGGCATGGATCAGGCAGTCCGTCCATTTCCGCAGACGCTTGTCCTTGAAGACAAAGCCGGCCTCGACGCGATCCCCGAACTGCCGGGCATGAACCAGCAAGGCCGCCCGCTGCGGATCCCGATCCCTGACCTCGAACAGCACGTTCGGGTGCGGCAGCCGCAACGGCCCGCCCGTGATGCGCGCACGCAGCGCGCCCACTTCGTCACTGTCGAAGCTTTCCTGATCGCCGAAATAGTAGACCGGTGCAGCCTCGACCCCCTCGAAGAGAAAGCCAAAGGCCGACACCTTCCGGAAGCGGGATGCCAGTCGCTTGAATTCATAGGCCTGCGGGATCATCGCTGCGCCCTCCAGCACCGCTGCGCCCAGGCACAGGGCGGATGCCAGTGACCGGCCGCCATGCCGCCCTTGCAGACGACCGAGGTTGGCTCCGCCGCGGTGCGCGGCAGCAGGTCCTGCGCGTCCGAGGCGCGGACGACCTGCACGGCGCGATCGCTCATCTGCTGCGCCAGCGCGGCATCGAACGGCACCATTTCCGCGTAGATCTCCTGCGTGTCGCGGTTGAGCGCGGTGAAGAGCGCCGGGTTGGTCAGGTCCATATAGGCCTGATAGAGCGCGATCTGAGCGGCATAGACCGGCTTGGCGACGGCCACCCCGCGCTTGACCGTGTCCTTCCAGCTCGACGCCCCGAGCGCCTTGTTTTCCCAAAGCGCAGGGTAGGCCATCGGAACGGGTCCGCCGACGAGGCAGCCGTCGATATGCCCCTTGAGCCGTCCGTCCAGCGCGGCAAAACCGTACTGACGCCCGTCCGGGCGCTCGGTCCGCAGATCGAACCCCGCAAGCCGCAGCCAGCTGGCCACCATATCCTCGCCGCGATGGCCGGCCTCGAAGATCCGCAGGGTTTTCGGGGCGAACTCCTGCCCGTCGTCCTTGGGCACGGCCAGATAATCATACTGGATCTGGCGCAGGCAGGCGCGACCAAGACCGGACGAGCTCACATAGCTGCGCGGACGCTCAGTGCGCTGCCGGGCGCTGAGACCGGTGTCGATCGCGGCGCAGAGGGCCGCGGTGATGTCGGGCATGGGCCGCGATGGCGCATATTGCGCCCCGGACCCGTGATTCAGATCGATCATGGGATCACCTCAGAATGGGATTGTGTCTTCGGGCGGGCGGCCATCACGCTCCGTCTGCGCGGCCTGGCCCTGCATGCTGTCGATGTAGCCGGTGACGGCCGCCTCGATGAGCTGGTCGATCTCGGCGGCGGTGCGGTCAAAGAAGGGCGCCATCAGCCCGAGCGCCGTCAGCGCCTCGGCAAACTCCCTGCGGGCATCGCGAATGGCACGCGCCTCGCGGGCGGTTTTATCAATCATCCCATTGCTCCTTTGGGCGAGGTCCGCGCCGATGTCCTGGCACCGGCGCGAGCAGAATTGGTGGAAAGGGAAGCGCGTCCGCTGCAGGCGCAGGCAGAACCCGAAGCCGCGCGCTTCCCGTGCACATATGGCGCAGACGCGCGCCTCCGGGGTCACCCCATGAGCAGGGTGTCGAGATCCGCGTGCGTCCCCGGCGCCGCGCTGGTCCTTTGCGACGCCAGAACGACGAAGCGGCTTATGGCGACCGAGGCCATGGCCTCGAGATCGGACAGCGCGAGGCTTGCGATGGGGCGATCCAGTCTTCCGCGGGCCTCGAGCCATGTTCCGATCTCCCGTGCTGCGGCGCGCGTCACATGCGCCTGCCACTCATCCGGCGTCATCATCTCAGCTGTTCAGCCAGGCCGGCGCGGTGCCGGGGCTGGCCGGTGTTGCGGACGCCTCGCCGGGTTGCGACGCTGTGGCCGGGGCCTGTGGCGTGCTGGACCATCCCCCTTGCGCCGGGGCCGGCGCGTTCCAGGCGGGCGGTGTCTGCGCGGCGGCCTTGCGCGGCGGCGCATTCACCGGGTCCGGGGCGACCTGCTCGCCGCGCATGATCGCGGCGTGAGCCTGCTCGTTCGGCAGCACGACATTGGCCAGCTTGTTGCTGTCGCGGAAATTCGGGTTGTCCGAGCTTTCCACCATGATGCGCGCCGCGAAGGTGATCCCGTCGAGCTGTTTCAGGCCCTCGATCACCCGCTTGTCACGCGCCGCCTGGCTGACATCGTCCGGATTGAGCCCGAGCGCGCTGTCGACCATCGCCCGGAAGGTGCTTTTCGAGATGTTCCAGCCCTTGGACTGGCCCTTCTCGTCGAGCTTGCCACCCGCAACGGTGAAGTTCTGCCAGAACTTGCGCCGGGCATACGGCCCCTCGGTCACGGTGAATTCGCAATCGAGCATCTTCGCGTCGCTGTGCGGCGAGGCTTTCAGCAGCCCGGCATCCATCCCGGTCGCGCCATTGGTGCCGCCGGGACGGATCTTCAGGATCACCTTCGCGAAGGTGCCGTCGGGGATCAGCTCGCCCATCGGGGCCATTTGCGGTCCGGCATCGTTCAGATCATAGCTCATGGGTCAGGTCCTTTCCTGGGGTTGGTTGCAATCGGTGTCATTGGCCGGGGGTGTGCGGCCGTCGATCCTGGCCAGCAGTGCGGCGAGGTTTGGCGGCTCGGTCACATCGAGCCGGCCCGAGCGGTCCTTGGCCGGAAGCCCCCATGGGTTACCGGCAGAGCAGACGAGGCGTCGTTCGGTGGATTTTTCATCGAGCTGCCATGCGCCCTCGGCATCCTTGCCGAAGAGCTGCATCGAGATGACCTGATCGACGATCCCGGGCAGTTCGCGGCCCGCTTTCGTGCCTTCCATCTGCGGGATCCAGCTCGACGTGCCGAACTCGTCGGTCACTTTTTCCAGCACGCCCACGAAGATCACGGTCTTGCCGCGGGCATGCTGCAGATGCTTCAGCGCCTGGATGACCTCGCGCCCGAGCAACCCGTAGGCGCCGCGCAGATCCGGCTTGCCGGTGCGTTCCGAGAACGCCTCACCCTGCTGCTTGGCATAGGCCATGGCCTGGCGTGTCAGGTCGGTGATCGAGTCGACAAAGATGATCGAGCGGTCGCGCAGGAACGCCTCCAGCCCGGTCTCGGCGTATCTTGCCTGCACATGGGCGTGGTAGTTCGGCCCGTAGTAGCTGTCGGGATGCTGTGAGGGATCCGGGCCGCCGATCAGGATCACCAGATCGCGGAAATCGGGAAAACTGCGGATCGGGATGCTGGGTCCGCGCCAGTCCTGGACGGACTTCATGCCGGCCTCGAGATCGAAGCAGACCGCCTTTTCCTCCGGCAGCGATGTGATCAGCGTGGTTTTCCCCACGCCGGGCGGCCCGAAGATCGCCAGCGATGTCTTGTTTTCGGCATCCGACAAGCGTTCGTCGGCGGTGATGATGCGCAATTCCATGGCGCGCTCCTTTTGATGGTCGGGGGGCAACAGCGACGGGGGGTGACCGGGCGCCGAAGGGGAGCCTGCCCAGCCTTGCGGTCAGGGCATCCCCGCCGCTGTATTCAGGTGTCTTTCGGGGGCTCGAGCCGGAAGCCGGGCTTGCCGCTGCCAACCGAGCGCGCCGGCTTGAAGCGGGTCCGGATTGCATCGGGCCAGGCGGCGTACTTGCGCTCGGGCACCCTGACGGAGATATCGACATACTCGGCAGGATCGTCGCCGGCGGCGCGGATGTGCTCGACCATTGCGGCGAGCTTGTCCTGATCCCAATCGACGCGCTTGGGCAGATCGGCCACCACCGTGAAGTCGCCATCCGCAAGCCGGACGGTGCCGGTGTCTTTGCCACAGGCACGGCGCGCCTCGGCGGCGCGGTCGGCATAACGAACGGCCAATGCGTGATCGAGACGGGCCTTGGCGGACTTGTTGCGTGCAAGACGCGCGTCGATCTCGTGCTGCAAGGCCGCCAGCAGCTCGACCGGAAGCTGGGCGATGTCGCCCGGGCTCAGCGCCGGCAAGTCGTCCGGTGTGGGGGTGTTTTCGGGAAAGGGCATGACTGTGCCTCCTTGGTTTGCGTGTTGGGTCTGGAAGGGGGGGTGTCACGCCGCCTGCGCGTCGAGCAGCAGCGCGGACAGCGACGCGGTAGCGGCCTTTGGTCTGGGGCGGGCGATGGCGATGTAGGCGAAGCGGTCGGTTTCCAGCCGCTCCTGCACCAGATGTACGAGGCCCTGTTCCGCGGCGCGAAACGCGGCATCCGCCACGCCGCGAAGGGCAAGGCGCCGGTCTGCCGGCAGCGTCGAGATCGCCTTGTCGGCATCGACCACGAGAAAGCCGCGGTGATAGATCAGGGCGTCGCCGACCTCGGCCTGCGCAATCCAGGCATAGAGGTCGATATCGGTGAGGCGCGGCTCGGCCGCCCGCCGTTCGCCATGGGTCGCGGCCATCATCAGCATGCCCGCGGCGCGCGCCGGACGGCGGCGGACTGGCGGGTGGCGCGCGCTGGATCGGCCGTGAGCCGCCGCGACGATTGCTCGACCCGTGCGACCGCATTGCGGATCGTCAGGGCGCGCTGAAGCTGGCTCTGCTCGAACGCCTCGACATCCGCCAGCCGGTAGACCACCCGGCCGCCCAGCTTGAGAAACACCGGCCCCTGACCGGTGGCGCGCCAGCGCTCCAGCGTCCGGTGGGAAATCGCCCAGCGACGGGCCAGCTCCTTCTGGTTCATGCAATGCGTCTGCAACATCGGTGTCTCCTCTCATTTGGCGTTGAGAGGATATTGCCCGATCGCGATGTGGGATGTCGTCAGGACTGGCGGGGGATGCGGTGGGGGATCAGAAAGTCCTTGCAGGACAAGGGCGGGGCCGTAGATCAGGGGATCGCATCCCCCTCCATCCCCCACCCATCCCCTTCGCGATCCCCCAGCGGAGGGGGAGCGGCGGCGATTCAGTCGATATCGAGACGGTAGCCGCCTCGACGATCCGAGCGGATGAGTCGCCGCCAGTTCGCCTGCGACTTGAACACATCGGCCATGCGCAGGCTTCTCGAGCCGGCACCGTAAAGGATCGCCTTGCCGTTCTGCCATGGCTCGCCCGCCAGTGCGGCCGCGTGCAGCGCGCGGACCACCTCCGCCTGGATCGGCCCCAGCTTGAAGCGGTCGCCGTTGCAGCGCACCTCCTGGTAGTCCGCCGAGTGGATGAAGGTGGGCGCTTCCCCCGCACGGTCGCCGCCCGAGAAACCGGTCGCGATCTCGAACCGGTCGCGTTCCCCTCGTTTCAGCAGCAGATCGCCGATCAGCACGAAGACCGGCTGGGCATCGTCCAACGTGGTGGCATAGTCTGCACGCGACGCACGGAACGCGCTCAGATGCAGCTCACCGCACCTGAAAAGCTGAAAGACATCGCAGGCATGCAGATCCAGAAGCCCGCTATAGCGGGTCTGCTCCCACGGTATCCGGAACGTCTCGCCGTGCTGAGTCTCCTCGATGTCGCCGAACTCCATCGGAATGCCGAAGACACGCACCGAAAGCCGCAGCTGGTCGTTCTCGGCGAGGTAGATCAGATCCGCTTCGGTGATCTGCCAGCGCTCGAGCACCTCGGGGAGCGTGAAATACGATTTCTCGATATGCATTCACTGCCCTCCCGCCGATTCCCGTATAGCGTGTTTGCTATTTGTTCCTATTGGCTTGACGCCATCCATTCAATCCTGTTTTATCCTTTTTAATCCACAGCCTGTTAAGGAAAACATGGCCGAGCATCATACCCTTGCCGACCGTCTCAGGGCACGGGCCCAGCAACTCGGCCTCAGCCCCGCGCATGTCGCCGAGATGGCCGGCGTCAACCGATCCTTCGTCTACGATATCCTGCGCGGCCGCTCGACGCGGCCCGGCATGGAAAAGCTGGGCGCCGTCGCCGGGGTGTTGAAGGTGGACCGCGACTGGCTGATCCACGGAATCGGAAATGTCGAGGGCACGTCGCCGTTCGTTGAGAATCCGGATGAAGCCTTCGTGTCGATCGCGCATGCCACCCCGCGGCCCTCGATGGGCGGCGGCTCCGTGGTCGATGAGCAAGAAGAGACAGCCGGCCGCGCATATCATTTCCAGAGATCCTGGATCCGGCACAGCCTCAAGGCCAGCCCTTCGCAGTTGCGCATCGTGCATGTCGAGGGCGACAGCATGGCGCCCACGCTGCTCGATGGCGACACCGTGCTGGTGGACATGACGCGCCGCGCTCCCAATCCGCCGGGGATCTTCGTGCTTGACGACGGCTTGGGGCTGGTCGCCAAGCGGCTCGAGCACATCCCCAACAGCGATCCGCCCGCGGTGCGGGTGATTTCCGACAACGGCTTCTATAGTCCATACGAACGCACGGCCGACGAGATTCATATTGTCGGCCGGATTAGGTGGTTTGCAAGGGAGATATAGCTTTGGCTCACGTCATCATTCGCGGCGACAACGGACGCCGTCACGAGGTCGATTTCGAGGAGGCCGACATCACGGTCGAGCTCTTCGCCAGCACCGATCATGTGGAACTGGTGATCGAGGCGCCAGACCACGACCGGCCGCCGTCGAAGCGCCGGTTCGCCCTCGCCAACATCCCCCGTCATCTGCTCAGCAAGGCCATGGCGGATCTTGCGCGACAGGACCCCAGCCTTCGGCCCAAGGCGAAATGATCGGGTTTCGCGAGATCGACGACGCCGAGCCGACGCTTGCCCATTCGCCCATGGTGCGGGGGATCGAGAAAACCTTCGACTGGATCGACGCGCATGGGGACATTCCCCTCACGCCCTCGAAGGCCTTCAAGCGGGTCTTCGTACATTGGGCCGCGGCCGAGTTCGACTGGCCCGGCCACACCGAGGCCGATCTATTCGCCGTGAACAGGGTTCTGAACGAGCCCGATTTCATGCCGCTCATGCTGCTGCACGACATGATGATCGCGATGAAGCTGGGCCGGCATTACAAGGGAGCGTTCCGACTGACCAAGGCGGGCAAGAAACTGGTTGGCCATCCCGGCCAGATTTTCGGCACGGCAGTTCCGTTTTTTCTGTTTCGCGTTGACCATGCGAGCGCCTCGCGGTTCCATGACGAGCCGCTCCCCGGCAATTGGGACATCTTCCTGAACGTGCTGAATGTCGAGGCCGAAGACGGTGCCTCCGGGGCGCATCTGCGCCGCGTGTTCTACGGCGAACCCGAGGTGACGCCATTGCCCCGATACGACGAGGTGATGGGCGCGCTCTACCTCCAGGTTTTACGCCCACTCTGCTGGGCGGGGCTGCTGCACCAGCAGCGCGGCGCGGACAGCTATCGCATGGAGGATGCGCTGTTCGTCAAGACGCCCCTGTGGAAGGCGGCCTTGCGGCTGGATACCGATGGTCAGGTGCGGGGCGCGACGCGGCATTGAGGGGCCGGAATTGTCTTGCAAGGGCGGGTCACGAACGACCTGACAGAGCCCTTTTTGTCGATCATGCCCCGTGGTGTGACAAACGCTTCGCGCCTGACGTAAGGTGAGCGGGAAAGAACGAACGCTCGGGCATCGCGAGGCCCTCATTACGGTCCAGCATCAATAAGGTTGCTTAGATATCCATCGCATCCAGCGAAATAACCCGCCACCCCCTGCATAACATAGGCAAGCGTCGGCAGGTGTAAGTCAGAATGCCCAACTGGCAAAGGGTTTCCGCGCCGATCCACCGGATAGCGGAAGGAATAAGAACCAGGGTCAATCTTCGCGAATTCAAGAATGATCTTCTCCACCCTCGGGTCAGCGTCGTCTGGGTCTTCGGTCCCGTGATGTTCAAGCATTGCCAAAAATTCAGACCACAGCCTGGCGAGGTCATGCCATTTCCAATTTGCTCTGATTCCGACTGCAGGTCCGAAGGTCGCAAGTTGGTATTTCAACGAAAGCTCAAGGTATTGTCGATAGTTGAAGATGATGGGGAAAACCAGCATGCTGCGCGTTGATCGATCACTAGTAGCTTTCTCGACCATCAAATCCGCAGCGGACTTGTATCCGTCCTTCATGAGAATGAGTCGAGCAAATCCATCGTCAGCTATGTTCGCGTTTTCAAAGGGGTCACTAGAAACGACGAATGGCTGGTCGTCCTGTTCCGGCCATCGAAAATCAGCATTTAAAATATCTTCGAATGTTTTTCTTTTGGCCACAAAGATCAGCCTTTCCTCGACATCATCGGGTTTCCGATCTTGAAGGTCCGTTTCTAGTTATTTTACAGGTCAAGCCAAGAAAGGCTCGTCGCGGCTTCGGGTGGCGTACCAGAATAAATCCTATTTGCAAAATACTAGGAAGCCACCGCATATTGCCGCAGCTCTTCATCGCTCGCGCTGAGAGCGACTATGTTCGCTATATCACCAACCATCTGAGCCTTTTCATCCAGCTGCTCGATGTCTTTCACGACGGCATTCAAAGAAACCGTTTCATCTGCCGCCTTGATGTCGGAAAACATCAGGAAACGGCTCGAGACCGAATTGCCGTGCATAGACATGGATTCAAAAACTGCTTTCCGTCGATCTGGGAAAACGACCACGTTGTGAGCTTCCCAATGTGCATGGCGCCCCAAGATATCGGCGGTCTTGGCCACAATTTTCGGTCCGAACACTGCCTGGATGCGTTCAAAGATGCGTTCGTTCTCTTTTCGCCCCCTAGCCTCAGACGCGCTTCTGATTGCCTCCGAGCAGGCCGTATTGGAGGCATTCGCCACACAGACTATCGCCGCTTCCAGCCTTGCTTCAGGCACCCATAATGCGAATATCGAACCTCCATCGAATTGCACGCCGAAGTCATCTGCAGCCCGTCGCGCCGCGTTCGAGTAGAAGTCCTGAGCTGCCACGAACTCGGTCTCGACAAAGCCGTGGCCCATGTCGGAGACCCAGAACTGCTCGCCATTTCGCTCGACCTCCACCACGGCGGTCGCACCACTTGGATACATGACCGGCACATCGACCACTAGACGACCGTCCATCCCACGGACGGACGCGATGCGTGTCAGAGCTTTTCGAACCCTGTCAACAGCTTGTGTATCATTCTCGTTAATTTTCACAGTAGTAGACCTTGACCACCTGGGTTGGGTACGTCTGTTCCATTGGTGATATTTATTCTACGACAAACGAACTCGAGAGCGGTAGGAAAATCTTCAGGTGGGTCTTCGACGATGCGTGCCTGTTGATCAGTACGCCTGCGCAAGGACCCGTCGCTGCATAGGCTGTCGTAGAAGAGATGCTCATGTGGCACGCCTGCGCCTATAAAGGCTCCGTTTATCTCATCCGGCCCGTAGAGCTTGTTGGAATGCGGCCGAATCGGATTGAGCTCAAAACGATACAGAGCGATGTTTGTCCTCCCGGTTGAGAGGTCGCAATCGAGCTGGAAAGTTACGTTTGTCAGAGAGCCGGGATGAACCATAAGTCGAAAAAACACGCCTCTCGGGACGCCGGCATCAATTTGTACGCGGGCCTCGAGCCTCCGAAGAAGCGCAGTCTTGTCGTTGTTCTTCGCTACCGATTCCCAGCGTAACGGCTTCAATAGCCGCTTCTCCGAGGTAAATATCCTGTGGGCATCATCATAAGGAATGGGCATTTCGACTCGGACAATAGCTGACGCGTTATGGTTTGTCCTGTGAAAGGCTCGGTTTTCCCCTGGGCGCGTTTCAGACCTTCGTACATTTCCAGGCGAGCGCGCATACGCCTTCCAAACCATCCAGGCGTGCGTTGTGCGTTGCTTCTCAAGGTGATGTCGGCAACCACGCTATGTGGTGTACCACGTTTAGAAACTGCTCCGTGTGCCGCTCGGCGCTTGTCGCCACAGCGCTCGTGACCCTCGATTACCACCTGTGACGCACGTTTACGCAGGGTTCCCATAAGCGTCTGAACTGCATTGTTTTCTTGGCTCACGCGGGTAGCGTTTACCTCATGAAAAACTCGATGCACGCCAAACGAGCCGGCCCCAACGGCCAGCCACCCGACCAGATGACACCCGCTGAGCGCCGTGCCGAACTGTGCGGCCTGCTGGCGCTCGGCCTGATGCGACTGCGCCATCGAGACAAGGCGCAACCATCTGCGGATACGGGAGAAAGTTGCCTACACTCTCCGCCCGACGAATGCCTTCATGCAACTC